TAACTAAGGTAGCATATGATTCTTCCATTTTACCTCCAGGTATTTTTTTAGCCCAATATCCTTTAGATAAACCTTCTTTTTGTGTTGACATAGCAGTACGTAAATCGTATGCTTTTTGTCTTGCTTCATCTCTTTCAGTGTATGATTTAGATGTATCGTCTGCTACAGCCATCAACGCTTTAATTTCTGGAGTATCTTTAGATGAATCCCATCCTTTAGCGTTTTCTTCTACATTTTCTTTATTATGAGCATCGTATACTTTTTTGAATTCAGGGAAGCTGTTAACTTCTTCTCCATATAATTCAATTGTTTCGTTTTCTGTATTGATATAGATATCGGATGTTTGATAACCCATATCTAATATTAATGTACTATAATTTTTTCCAATTGCTGTTCCACCACGAATACCTTTACCTACTTTTTCAGCCCAACCTGCTACTTTATTAACTAAAGAAGATACACCTCTTTGTTTAGCGAATTTTTTAATGTTGTCAGGAACATATGCTTCATCTAACATAGTTTCATCTAAGGTTTCATCTTCAACTTCAATGTTGAAAGCGATAGTATCTAACATTTCCATTAGTTCATCAAAAGCACGTAATAAACCTAATTTGTCAGTTGTTGGAATATTTGAGTTGGTAGAAGTATTACTTTTTAAATTAGAAAGTGCTTCTATTGCTTTTTCTACTTGTTTTAATAAAGCACCACTTATACCTTCATTTAAACCACGTTCTTGAGCATCTTCACCAGCTAAGTATCCTTCAACTGAATTTAAATAGTCTTCAGCTTTAGTTAATTTAGATTGTACCCAAGCGTCTAATTGTTCTTTATCTCCAATCATGCTCATTAATTTAGAAGCATTTGATTGGATTGATTTTAATTGAGATTTAGCCATATCGGATTCATCATCCGCTTGCATCCAATCGTCTTCGTTTAACGCACCACTAAATATAGCTCCGTAGTCCGACATTGTTAACGTTCTACCTTCGCTACTTAATGCGATTGCTTTTTCAGCAACATCATGTAAGTCTAAGTCTGATTTAGCATCTTCACGAGCGTATTCCATCATGCGAATAAGCAATGGAACGTCCATCGCTACTACATCCATTGGATTTATTTCTTCTTTCATTGATTTTTTATATCTAATCTCACCTTTAATTGTATTAATTAAAGAATTTATATCTTTATGGTCTGATGCTTTAGTTTCTTCGTAATTATCTTTACCATCGGCATCTTTCCAACTATATCCAATATAGTCTTTATTCTTACCTGTATATTCTATTTCGACTGATGTATTACCAACCTTAATAGTAGATTGATCTTTTGGTAATGATTCTTTTACAGCCATTGCTTTTTCAATTGCAGCATTGCGTTTTAAAAGGTAATCTTTAGAGTCGATATCGCCATCTCCATCCATATCGGATTTTTTACCTTCGGATGTTTGTTTTTTGGAAATTTTATATATGACTCCTCCTTCTTCTGATCCTGTTTCTATTTCGTCCCAATCAAAACCGCTGGATTTTAGTTTGTTGATAAGAGTGGAGGGTAATTCGTCCCAATATTTGTATCTTACTTCAAATTCATCGTTTCTGGGTTTGATATACCCACCATCTAAATCACCTAATATTGATTTTAATGTTTCAATATCAGATGCAACTTCTTTAAGAGAAGCTGGTTTCATAAGAGCGGATTTAACCATCTCTTTAATTTTATCTTTATGCATATTTTCGGATTGTTGTTTTGCGCGTTTAGTTGCTATTGCGTACATAACCTTTTCCGCATCCTTTCCGTAGCGACTTACAAAACTTTTTCTATTAGTCTTTAACGCGTTGATAACGTCTTCACGTTTTTCTAATTCCGGTTTTGTAAGCTCGCGTTCGGTTAGGTTCTTTTTCATCTTATTTCGCTTTGTCTTCTGCTGTAGATGCTTTACGGTATTCAGTGATTAATTTTTTCATTTCACCTAATGCTTTACGTGCACGAGCATGTGCTGCTTTAGAAGTTCCAGCTTGTTCAGCTTTGAAAATTTCATACAATGAATCCATTTTTTCGAATAATTCTGTTGTGTTCATATACTTTTATTTTTTTTGTTTACAAAGATTTCATTAATTTGTTTATACGTTCTTTAATGTTTGATTCTGCAGCCATTGTTGGTTTATCAACGATATGGGTACGAGTAAAGAATGTAATTGTATTTCCAATTTGGTCTGTTAATTTATCGTCGCCTAATTTTTCTGCTGCTACTTGAGCTTGAGTTAAAGCATCTTGTACTGATTTTACATTTGGGTCAACTTCAGCAGTAGTAACATCAGCCATTGTTTCTTCATCGCCTACTGTTACATCAACGTCTTTAATATCTTCTACTTCTTCATCTTTTTTAGCTTCGCTTAATTTAGAATTCATTGCTTCTTCTTTAGCAGCTTTTATTACCATTGAAATAGCAGAAAACAAATCATCATTTAAGTACAATTCTGCGTGATATTCATCTACAAGCTTATTAAGTGCTATAATAAATTCTTTGATACGTGCTGCTTTATTCATATCAAATTCACTTGCTTCATATACTGGATCGTATAATGATTCGTCATCGTTGATGTTTAAATCTTCTTCACCTTCAGCTAATGCTTTAATTGCTGCTTTAAGTTCAGACATTTTCATTTTTTTCTTTTCGATTTCTTCGCCTTTTTTAACGCCAGCACCGTATATATTTTTTTCACCTTTTTTACCTAAACGTTTAGCGTCTTTAGCTCTATCGTAATCGGTATCGCCTTCGTTAATATTTTGTTCAGCTTCTTCTTTTGATTTATACATTCCTTTTCTTTTACCAGTTTTTTGATTATATAAAAAGTAATGTTTTTTACCACCGATAATTTCTTCACCTACAGTCCAATCAGATTTTTCTGATGCTTCTTTAATATTAGAGTTAAGTAATTTATCAGCATCAACTGTGATTTGAACATAGTCATCTAAAGCTTCAACTTTACCACCTATAGAATCTATAATTTTAACAAAAGCATGGTCTGATCCTAGCACATCTTTCCAATTTTCTTCAGTGATACCTTCTAGTCCGAATTCATTTTCTATATCTTCTATATCATCGAATACAACAGAAAAACTTATTGTACCATCATCTTCAATAAATCCAGAATAATCACCACTGTCAGCTGATATTTCAATTTGATCATCATAAGGTGCAGGTCCTTTTATAACTTTAAATCCTTCTTCAATATTTTCATCTAAAAAATGTCCATAATCATCTAGTAAGTCCCAGTTAGATAAAAGATTTTTAATAGCTAATTTACCTTTTGGAGTTAATTCACCATTTCTATCTGACCAACCAACAATAGCGCTTTCTAAATCACTGTAGAAATCACTATCTTTACCAAACTCATCTGCTACGTCAGCTAACATAGCGTAAAGTTTAGATTTATTTTCGTTTAATTGTGACTCGGTAATTAAACCAGCCAATTTTTGCATTCTTTTAAATTCGTTTGCCATGTTATTTTTTAGTTTATATGTTATAAATATGTGGGGTTTTCGTATTATTTGGATTTTTTCGCTTTTGGTTTAGTTTCTTGTACCATTGGCTCTAGCGACGGTTCACCGCTCATTATAACTTTAATTTCCGGTTCCGGTTGAGATTCAATTACCGGTGGAGGATCTACTTGATTTACTATGTCATCGGTAGCAACATTTGCACGAATTGGCGATTCATAGTATGTTTTTGGTTTTAGGAAAGGGACTGGTGATTTCATTTTTTTACTGATTTTAGATAATCTGTTAATAATGTTCCAATAACGCCTACTTTTTGACGTACGAATATCCATTCGTCTTTAGTTAGTTTATGTTCTTTGTTGTAAGCAATTCCCATAACACCTATCAAATGGTCGTCTAAACTATATAAACCAACAGCATAAAATGATTTAGATTCTAAATCTTTTGCTATTGTTTCTAAATCATATGTTTCGCCTTCAGTGTATGTAGGTATTGCTAATTCTCCATCTTTATATATTTTACCTAACATCTTAGGAAACAAAGATACAGGTATGTTTTGGAATGTGTGTTGTATTGAAGATGAATTTGGAGTTATTTTCTCATAAAACATAGAAAATTTCTGTATTGATTTACCTGTTGGGTAAAAATGTCCACCGTTGTGGAATTGAATAATCCATGTTCTATCACATCCAATGGTTTCGAGAATTAAATCTAGTTGATGGTCAACTAATTCATTCATTTCAAGTGCTTCTTGAATTGGAGATTTTTTGGGCTTAGACTTGAATTTTGTTTTTGCCCATTCCATTGCTAAAGGTCCTAATACAGCTGTGATAAACGCTACTAATACAGGTATAATATAATCCATTATTTCTTTAAACTTTGTAAATATTTAATTGTTTCTTCTCGGCTTTGTAACAATGCTTGTTTACCTTTACCTACCCAACTTTCAATATCACCCGCTTCAGTAATAAACTCCTCATTGCTGTTTATAACTTCATCGCTCCAAATCATAAAATCCTTTATTAGGAAATCCATATCTGAATTGACAATGTTTTTTTCATATTCTTCCCACAGTCCTTGTTTTTTAATTTCTGCTTCGAAGTCTACTTGACAATTGAAACAACGTTTATACATAATCCAAAAGACTTTATCAAGGTGGGGTTTCATCATTCTACTACAATGTGGGCAAAACAATGGTAAATGCAATTCTTTTTTTGCTTTATCAAGTTTGGTTAAATTTTGTTTTATACCATTCTTGATTGTCCATTGACGTCCATCTTCTTCCCAAACATCCCCTTCATTGTGAAACTCTTCTTTCTTAGTGTAACCTATTCCAACTACCGTTTTATCTCCATGCTTACCTTTCATTAGGTTACGCATGCGCTCAATATCGCGTTGTTGAAACTCTTTTTTTAAAACTGATTCTGACATAATTTATTTTCCTGATGAAACGAATAAAAATAAAAGTCCGCCTAAAATAACTAACATACCAGCACCTGTTGCTAGGTGATTTTTTACTTTAGCTTTTTTAACGTCTTTCTTTAAATCTTTTGTATAATTAATATATTGTGATTCTTTTTCTTTATATAATAGTATTTGTTTAGCGTATGCTTGGGTTTTAACCTGGTGAGCGCTAATAATACTATCTTGCATTTTTGATTTTTGTTCAGTTGCTTTATACATATCGTATATAGCAGATAATTGTGCTTTAGCACTGTCGCCGCTCATTAAATCTAAAATCATTTGTTTAGCTACATAAGCCGGGATGATTATTTTTGTTGTATCTTTATATTCATTTACAACCGTATAATGATCAATAACTTTATTATTTGAATCAGTAATGGTTACTATAGCTACGGTATCTTTAATATCTATTAATTGTTGAGCATTAGTATTAAATGAAAATAATAATATCAGTATGGTAATTAAATATTTCATTAGTAGTTGTATCTAGATTTAAAGAATGAATCAATTTGAGAAGGATGATATTCTGATGCTTTTAAACGAGCTTCTTTATATTTTTTCTCAATATTAACTATTTTTGTTTTTTCTACTTCAATAATATTATCTAAATAAACAATACTATCTTGATAAACTACAATAATACTGTCTTGTTTAACGTGTACTGAGTCTAGTATAGTTACTTCATGAGATAGACTATCGATTGCGTGTTCGTATTGTTCGTATTTAGCAGTATTGTCTTGGAATACTTTATATACCATCCAAATACAAACTAGTATTGCTACGACTGTAATTATTTTACCTAAGTATTTCATTATTTAAATTTAGCATTTAATTCTTTTTCATATTCGTTACATAGTTTAATTAATAAACTTTGTATTTTGTATGATTCTACAGTACCTGTAACTCCTAAAGATTCAAGATAAGCACCTAATTCAGAGGCAACAGCATTTGTATTAGTTAAACCATCAAATACATTATCATAAGATAATGATTCTTCGTTTAACAGTCTTTGTTGCCATTCTGATATGTTAATATTTTTTGACATGTTGTTTATTTGAGTGTTTTAAGAATTTCTTCCTTAATCATTGCTCTAAATTCTGATTTTTTCATAAGTTTAGATTCATTTGCCGGGGTTAATTTAACGTCTGTTTTAATTTTAACAGCAACGCCGTGTTTACCACCTAAGTCTTTTAATTTTTTAGCTACTGAATCTGCACCTTCTCCGTTTACGTCGACAATCAAAGTATCAGGTTTAACTGAAGGTTTAATTGTTACTTTACAGTCTGGGAATTTGATTTGGAAGTTTTTAGTATCAACTAAACGATTTACGTCTTGTTTAACTGTGTCTAATTTACTGTCTGATGTGAATATTACTCTTCTGAATGCCATGTTAAAGTCCTAGTTTTTTTAAATCGTTAATTGTTTGTTCTGTGGATATAAATAATATACCTTTTCCGCCTTTAGCGTTCCATTCGTCAATGGTATCAGGTCTATCGTCTATTAATATTGTGTTTGGTTTTGCGTAATTTTGTTTTGTATCACGAGATGCTAAAATCAATTTAGTTCCGGGTATGTTATTTTTAACCCATAATCTTTTACCTAAACGTGATTCGTTTTCTCTTGAAGGTGCGGATAATAAAATTGGGTTATATTGCTTAATGTAATCCCATAATTGTTTTCCTTGTGGCATCCAAGGGATACCAACCCAATATTTAACGCCTTCTTTAGATATTGCATTCCAAAATTGTTCTTTACCAAATTTGGATTCGTATTCTCTAGGAGACATTTTAAAAAATTGTTCAAAACGCTTATCAAAGTCAGCTATAACTCCATCCATATCACAATATATAGTGTATTGTGGTTTGGATGCTTCTTCTTCCTCTCTCAATTGCTGGATTTTGGGTGTTAATTTATATTTATACATCTTTTCTTTTTAAAACTACAAAACGACCTTTTCCTTGAGGTGTATCAAATCCAAGACTAACATCTTTTCTGAAGTATCCTGGTATTCTGTTAAATTTATTGTCAGTTAAATTAGCGTATATTTTATGATAATTTTTAGTATCATTATTATCTAAAGATGCTATACCAATATATTCTGGTTCTACTTCTTCAGCAAAATCTAATATAACTTTGTACATTGTGTTTAGAATCTTAATATAGTTTTCTTTACCTTGTTGTGGTGCAGAAGTTTTATTATCTTTAGGATGAAACATTATGTTATAAAAGTCACCACCATCATCATATGGGTTTTTAACTTGTGCTATATCATAAACATATATTATATCTCCTACTTGAAATTTTCCATTAGTTAAACCACCATATATCTCAGCAGCATTACTTGGATTTAAAGTAAGTTCATTTATAGTATGCCATAGATTTTCAGTTAATGTTTTTGGATAATTAAATTTATGATCATCTAAAACATGTTCATTTATTGAATTCTTAATACTGTCTTCCCAATTTCTAAACATCATATTTCCTTTTTCATATGCTTCTTTTTCTATATCCGGGAGATTTCCATCTTCGTTTGTGTTGGTAGTGGTAATATTACCTAATCTACCTTCTAGGTTCTGCATATGGTGAACCATTTCATGAGCGTAAGAACGTAATACGTCTTTTGGATGTCTTCCTAAGGTATATAATGTGATTGATTTTTCACCGGGATTGTAATAGGCTGTGTATCCAAGCAATTTTTCGGCATTTTCAATATCATCATTTATAACCTTTATTTTAGGAAACGGTTTGATATTCATCCCGTTATCCATCATGTGTTTAGTTAAAGATACGACCCCTTTCTTGAGATTCCAACCGTTTTCGTGGTTTTCTTTTGAAGGATTATTGTCATATCCACATTTATGGCAAATATATAAATCATCTCCACCATCTGCTATGGACCAATGCCAACCGCAATTATCACAAACTATTTCATCTCCAACTATTGCTTCTTGAACTGGTTGGTTTTTTAAAGCTTGTAATTGAGCTATAACATTGGAAGGATTATCATATAATATTCCTATACCACCTGCTTTTTGAAATGCTCTAATATTTTCTGGTTTATCGTCGATTAAAATAGTGTTTGGACGAGCAAATGCCGCTTTTTGGCTTCCGCTTCTTGTCCAGTTTGTTTTAATTTTACCAATATTATCTTTTAACCAATCTTCTTTACCTACAATTGGAGCGTCCCAGAAACGTTTTCCTGTTTCAGCTTGTTTAGCTTTAGATAATTCAGGTACCGCTGATAGTATTTCTACTTTATTAAAATTATTTTTTATATAATTTACCATTTCCTCAGCTCCCGGTAACCATTTAGCACTAGACCAGAATTCTAAATTATCAATAGTATCAGATGCCTTGATAGGACGTTTTTCGCCTGTTTCAGGATCATCTATTATCATTGATTTTAAGCGTTCAGAATAATTGGTTAAAGTATCATCTATATCCAAATACACGGTATAGTCTTGATTCTTTTGTTCTAAAAGATCCTTAATTAATTCTTGAACGAGTTGGTTCATTATTTTAATTTTTGTATTAATTCTTTAGCTTTCGCTTTTTTATCTTCGATATCTTTTTTAGTTGTTCTATATTCTTCCATTGAAGATTTAAGTTCATCTAATTGTGTATCACGTGCTTTTAAAAGCTCAGTTGCTATACGATTAGCATCGGATTTGTTTTTGTAAATACCAACAACGTCTTCAGTACTTAATCCGCCTTTTATTTGGTTAGCGAAATAAAATATGTCTGATTGGAATAAAATATCGTCTTTAGTACTGTCTTTTGATGGTTTTGTTACTACAAAAAATTTACCTACTTCGTCTACTAAATCAGGATGTTTCGCTCCTTCAGATAATTCGCCTAGTTCGGCTGATTCTTTTAATAAATCTAATAATGATGTTCTCATGATAAGAATTGTTTAATTTTTGATTGTGCTTCTTTAGCAGAAACAGATGAATTAATTATATTTTGAGTTTGATCTGAATTTAGGAAGGATTGCATATCAGCGTTTAATTTAGCTGCTTGTTCTTTTGATTTTGCTTTTTCCTTATCGGTTTTAGGTTTAGCGTCTTTTGGAGTAAATGGATAGATATATTTTTGTAATATCGCTTCAATATCCTTTAAAGTCTCATCGTTACCTACATTTGATACCGATACAAAATTATCACCGAATAATTGTTGATATGTTTCGAAGTTTTTAGCTACGCTTAACCAGGTACTTAATACTGCTCCGGGATATAGGCTTCTATCTTCGCCTTTAGATTTTTCAAATCGTTTTTCGTTACGTTCTAATGCTGTTTCTAAGTCAGTATAAACATATAACATCATCACATCGTAACCAGCATCTTCAAGTTGTGTTTTAAGTTCTGTTGTGTTTTTAACAGATGCTGAAGTACCGTCTAATATAAAAGAATCCCCATTTGCTATCGCATTAGGGATTAATTCTGTTTTTATATTTTTGGTTGCAGCGGCCATTGCGGTTGCAAATTTACTACGTTCTTCTGCGCTGGCTGATTTTTGATTTAGTGTAAATCCTTGTTGTTTAGATAAAGCGGCAATTGTATCGTCTAAGTTAAATACTTTTAGATTACTTAAATTTAAACCACCCAATACAGTACCTTTACCCGCACCTGGAGCGCCAGCAAGAATAATGGCTTTAGGTGAATTAGTCGCCTCTTTTAGTATGTTTAATAGTTTAATCATTTTAATTTTACTATAGTATTATCTCCGGATTGAGTAACTTCAGCACCAGGATATGCTCTTTTAATATAAGCTAAGTATATGTTTTTTCTTCTATCGTCATCCGTACCTTCTTTTTTAGCTGAGAATTGTAGGGTTTTGATTGATTTATTTTTCTTTAATACCATTTTCATAGCTTCCTGTACAGTAGCCATTATGGATAACATTTCGAATCTATTAGTTAAGGTATGTTCATCACCACCTTTTTCATCATTATCTAACGCTTCAAAATTAGCGATTGCCGTTGGACCTTGACCTTCAATGTCTTCAACGGCAATGCTTAATTCATATTTTAACCCGGATTTTGTGGTAAAGTAAAATGTACTTATCCATTCGGGATCTACTTCCTTGTATGTAAATTTAAGAGGTGATGAATCTCCTATTTCTAATATTAAATCTTTAAATTTTATCATAAACAGATGAATGTTACCTATAAATATTAAAGAAATACGGACAATTTATTTTTTCTTCTTAGTTGACTTTTTTGTTTCCTCAACAAGAAGCGCCGGTTTTCCAGTAGCTATTTTGATTGTTGTAGGTAAAGTCTCGGTTGCAGGTTTAGAATCCGGGTTTTCCATACGGTATATATCGTATATTTTTGTAAACATATCAAAATGTTTTTCAATTTCCCCGATTTGTTTTAACTGCCATCCGTTACCTTGAATTTTATCTTTAGAAGGACCACGTGTAGATGATTTTAACCATACTATACCTGTGTCGACTACTTTTTCATTGTGTGTTTCATTCCAAGCTTGAGCATAAGCTGCTAACTGTAAATTATATGAGCTATGAATTGAATTAGATGTTTTAATATCAAGTAAATGTAATTTTCCATCTATACGACAAATAATATCGGCTGTACCTGCAAATTCATATTCATCTGAGAATAAGTGATATTCAGTTGAGATAAGTTCAGGTTGAATTGTGTTCCAGAAATCAGCGAATCGCAATATCATTCTCCAAACATCTAGATTAAATAAAGCATTTCCGTCTTTATCTATCCAGGTAATTTCGTTTCCTTCAAGGAAACTTTCAACTGCGTTGTGTACTTGAGTACCTTCCCAAGCTGCTTTTTGAGCTATAATATCACTATTGTGACCTACGTCTTTCAACCAACTGTGGAAATATTGGTTTTTAGGAAAATAATTTAAAATACTAGATACAGATGGGTAATATTTTTCATTACGTCTATAAAATCTTTTATCTAATACGTTTACTTGTTTATTATCGTTGCTGTATTCTACAATTCTTTTAATTTTAGGATCGCGGATAATGTTTGAATGTTTATCAATCATAACATGAGTTTTTTAGCTAACAAGTCTGAAAAGTTTAAATAATCAGTTTCTTGTATAACATTGGTGAATTGTTTAAATCCCATTTCAGATGGGTCTTTGTCTTGCATATCAACTAGATATACTTCTTTGCCTTCATTCATAAGTTGTTGGCAAAAGTTTAATGCTTGTTTTTGAGCATCTTTATCTAAAGCGATGTATATTTTAGAAACAGACGACATAACAATTTTTTTCATTAAACTAGTTTGTATGTTTTTACCTAATAAAGGTATAACATTACGTTTAATAGCAATAGCATCAAATGGTCCCTCACATAATACCAATGGTAAATCCCAATTTATAAAGAATTCAAATGGAATAATGTTACGAGAAACATTTGGGTTTTTATATTTGATTGGATTTGTTTTTTCGAAACTGCGTGCTGTAAAATAATTTAAATTACCATTCTCGTCATAAGATGGTATTATAATACGATTGGCATATACTCCTTTTTCACAATATCCTAGATTATATTTTATAATATCACATTCAGTAATATTTCGTTTTTTCAAATAAGCCATAGCATGTTTAGCCATAATTGACTTAGATGGATTAACTAACGAAATAAATTCTTTAGGTAAACTAATTTTTTCAGTTGATGTTATTACGTTATAGTCCGTATCTGATTTTAGATAGGTTTTTAACTCAAGTATTTTTTCGGGTGGTGTATCTATTAACTTGAATAGTTGTACAAGTTTTTTACCTTTCCTATCACAAGCCCAACAATGCCAAGCGTTTTCACCTTTAGCATTTTCAGTAAAATTAATTTCTAGTTTTGGTTTGTGGTGTTTACAGAAAGGGCAAGTATAAGCATAGTTGTTTCGTGCAGTGGATTTACCACTACCTAACACCGAGTTTGTAATTGCAATTAAAGCTTGATTTACCATAACCATTAATATACAACCCTACTCTTGGGAAGCCAAATCTTTCGGGAAGAATTTTCCTAGTATATTGCTGTTAACCCATACTTTATCATCGGCTAATACATCGTAATCGAATAGGTATTTAGTCTCATAGTAGGTTAATGCCTTCGATGACCTACATAAACGTAATACAACACGAGTGAGTTTATCAGTAGGCGTTGTTTTAGCCCATTGTTTAACTTCATCCGCGGAACCATAATATGTTTTCCAGTCAGATTCTTTAACTACTTTCTTTTTAGATGGGACACGACCACGTTGAGTTGGTAAAGCAGCTAGTTCCTTTTTACCTAATTTTTTATTTGTGGTATGTTTAAATATTTTTTTGCCTATATACTGACGACCTGTTTCTAAATTGGTTGTCATGTAAACGTAACCGTAATAATCATCTGTGTTGAAATTTGGATCATTCATAAGATCCTCAACATAGATGCATTTTTCTTTTTGCATCATAACTTACATATCTATGTTTACTAATATTGTTGTATCTGTTGTTGCAGATGTTGGTAATGGTTGAGATAATTTTCCTACAGCAAGTAAATTTTGTGCTTCATCATATAAACCTACTGTTGTTACATATGGAGCCCATTGTGAACTTGTTGTGTAAGATTGTAAAGAACCACTTGGATCTGTTTGTAACGTTGGGTTTAATGTATAATTAAATTCATTTTCTCTAATAGTACACTTATATTGGTTTTCATAAATGGTAAGGGAAGATGAAAACGACATTGTTACATTTGAATAATTTATAAAACTTGTGATTAAATCCTGATCAGATAATCCGGAATAAGTATTAGCTCCATAAACTGTGGTACCATACAATCCATAACCATATCCTGATATATTTGAGGATGTGTCTGGTAGAGCAGGAGTACCTGTTATAGTTACAATTCCTTGACCATAGAAAATATTTCCTACTATAGGTGCATTACTTCCCGATAATAAAATATTTCCTTCACCATCGTCATATATAGTTCCACTAACTGAGGTAGCTATAAATGAGCTAGGTTGAATAAAATCTCCAAACAAACGTGATGGTATAGATAATATTCCAATAATATCGTTTGCTCCGGTTGGAAAAAATTTCTTAAAGGTTAAGGTTGTTTGAAGATAGTTATCGTATAAACCGGGTGATGGAATTGTACCTACTAATACTCCTTCAACAGGTGTATTTCTAGGAACAAGTATGGGGACTGAATTAGGTATAAGACTTGCTGAGTTAGCAGTGTCCATATAACTATCAGGATTATAACTTGAACTTATATAATTACTATAGTATAGTTGTTTAATAGAATCATATATTAATTCTTGATCCTGTTTTGATATATAACCCGTTGATGGGTTAGAACCAGATATCCATGGATCAGAATTAATGTTTTGACCTTGAAATCTATCGATTCCAACTATAGAAGAAGTAAATTGACTGCCTCTAAAGGTAAACGCTTTGTTTACCTCTAGTGGCGTCACAATGACATCAGATGTTAAAAGTTGTTTGAACGCTATCATTCATTAGAAATCTAACTTAACTCTTACTAGAGCTTCTTTGGTGAAATTTTTCAATAATGGTCTTGATAATTTAGCTACTGCTAACAGTTCACTACTCTCATTATATAAACCAATTGTTGTAATATATGTTTGAGGATTGTTGATAAAATATGGATATAATACTTCACCAGTTGAACCTGAAATAAATGATGGGTTTTCTGAGTAGTTAAATTCTGCGTTTCTTGCTCTTACGAAAATATAGTCTGAAGTAATTGTTTCTTGACTATTTAACATAAATGCTCCAGATGCACTGATTGAATTAAACATAGAAGCATTTGGAGATAGGTTAGGATAAACTGAACCTGAAGATGAGCCACTATATTGGAAACCAATACCACCACTAACAGCAAAAGTAGCTAATGCTAATGGATTTAAAATAATAGTTCCAATATCAGGTAATAACCATCCATAAGATCCTGAAGTTGCTGAGTATCCATCTGCTGTATTTCTATTAGTAATAGGAGCCATAGTACCTTGAGAACCAGTAATAAGTTGAAATACTCTACCAGCAGCGGTATATTGAACCGCGGTTACATAAGCACTATTATCAGTTAAAACAATTGATCCTGATGCTCCTGTTAATTTTAAAGATAAAGAACCTAAAAATAAAGATTCTTTATATCTTGTTCTATCAATAGATAAAGCGTAAAATTGTGAAGATGTAATAGTACCAAATGTAAAGTTTGTAGTAGGACTTCCTATTACTAAATCTTGCCATTGACCATAAATGGTTCCGGTTGGGGATTTTCCATTCACAGCAGCATTATAAACTTGACTACCACTACCTAACAAATTACCATAAGCAATTGCAAATTGGATAGCAGCGTTTGCATCGTTTGATGCTGTTTGGAATACATTCAAGTAAAAGTCTCCTGAAGAGCCGGCTGCTTGAGTTGATGAAGTGAAGAATGTAGTTAAAGTTGGGTTACCACCAGACCATAAGGTTGCTGATATTGCGTCCGAGCTTACTACAAAATCTTCAGGGGCGAATCTATTAAAAGCCATATTTGAATTATTTTATTTTAATTATTAAGGAACTTTAACTACGGTTACAGGAATTGAAAGTCTAGCACCACTATCTCTACCTACTACTGTTAATGTAGTATATAATGATGTGTTAGAACCAAACAATGTATTTACAGTAGTTGCAGTCAAGTTAATTGTTGTACCAACAACTGTTTTAGATACGCTTGTACCCAATGTTGTAGTTGCATTTAACGCTGTAGCATTTGGAGTATTAATACCAACACCTTCAAATGTATTCATTGTTCTAACATCGGCAATAGTTGCTGTGTAACCACTTGTTTCAAAAGTATTACCACCTAAATAGTTTAATGTTTGAGGAGTAATAGCTAAAGAAGCACCTTGTTTAATTACAATCGATGTATATCCTAAGTTAAGGATTGGCATCTTAGCTGTACCACGAGGTAAGGTAATTAATTTATATTTCATCATTTGAGTTTCCTGAGGGAAAGCTTCAAGTAAAGGCATGTTGTCTATGGCTTGACCATAATAAGCAGAACCTGATGGATGACTTGGATTGTACAATGTGTAATCAATTTCATCATCGGCTAGAGCAAATTGTGTGATTCGAAATGTACCATCGTTTTGAGCTAGTAACTGGCGACCTTTTGTTGTTAGGATCGCGTCAACTGTTACTATCGTGTTATTTAAATATCCCATTTTCTAATGTTATTTTGTTATAAATATATATAATTTTTGATTTTTAATTAAGGATTTGGATTATTACCGTATGTTTTTGTAATATGATTTGTGTTTTGGGTAATTATAGATTTTGGATATTGTGTTGTTATATATCCAGGACCAATGTTACTAAATCTACTCCATGAACCTGAAGGGGTAGGAATATAAGATGGAATAAAATTAGATGAAGGGTTGCCTGACATTAATATTAGACCTAGACCATACCATTGTCCTCCTCCTACTTTTAGTGAGCCTATTGGTTGAAAATTAGGTGTGTAAGGACTACGACTTGAATAAGGATTAATATTATAATCATTCATAGTGTTAAATAAATCAGGAGGAGCATTTTTAATAATAATATCCCAATACCCATAAGAGGCAGAAAATGTTGGAGATGGAGCAGTATTATTATATTTTATACTATATATCTCAAAAGGATAACCCATTTGATAAACATTAGGTAACCCAGCAGTTGATGCAGGTAAGCCTGGTTGGTAAATAGTATCTGGGTTTAAAGCATCCCCCCACCCATAATAAAGACTTGCAAACCATGGTGTTCCGGAATTACTACTACTAATTATAGTATTTAAAGCTGTAAATGTTGGTAATTGTGAACCTGTTTGTTGCACACCATTAACTCTAGTACCTGTTGGAATATATTGCGGTAATCCATTACTTCCAGTATTAAGTATTCTAATAAAAGGTTGGGTTATTGAACCTGAGCCAGTAGGGTAGAAAAATCCTATTGTTGGGTTATCCAAAATACTACTAGATCCATCATAATTGGAAGGGGCCCAATAAGCCGCATCATTTAAACTAATACCAGGATAAAGCGAAGTTGCTTTAATAGTAGAAGCAACGGTTTGATTATATTGTTTGATAAAAAATTCGGTTCCAAAAGGAATATTTTTAGTCAGAATATCAAAATAAGATATATTATCATCTGGTATAGCGGCAACATCATCTTTAGTAGAACCTACTAAAAGTATATCATTGGTTTGTAGACCACCACCATTAGCATTTTCAGGATAGCCTCCACCTCCCCAGTTTGTTGTATATATACAACTATCTAGATATTCAACTACTACGCCACCATTAATTAAAGGAGATGTTGTGTCACCAGGCCATGAACCTGTAAAACCAAAAGATGATTCTGTTACAAATTGACTTGCACTTGTATAAACATTGTAAGCAATTGCATTTTGTTCTTTACCAACATATCTACCACTGATTTGAGAAGCATAAGTATAATTCCAGTTTTGGATTTGTGCTCTAGTAGCTGAACCATTTAATATTGATTGTTGGTTTGTAGCTATTATTGAACCATTAGTATAATCCACAACCATATAAAAGGCATTTGGACTATTTAATATAGCGTTATTTTGTAAAATATCACAGTCACTTCCTCTAAATTCCTCATCAATATATGGTTCTAATACAGTTAATGTGGTACCAGGAGAGGCATAAGGTACTACTGATTGTGTAGATAAAAATTGGGTTGATGTACTACTAGGTGATGTAGTATTAGCGACATTTCGAAATATCCAAACATATGTTTCTCCTTCAATAGGTATAAAAGAACCAGTTACTGTAAGATTATAAGTACCAGTAGTAATTATTCCTGAGCCTGCACTTAACGTGGGTGTGTATGGAGGGGTGGATAAATTATTTATATTGTATAAATCTAATTCCATACCTACACCTCCCATACTTACAACACTATAATTGATACTACAAGTAACTATCATAGATATATTAGGTGTATTTCCAAACGTCCAGTAACCTGAAGATGCTGTAAAATAGGTTAATGTGTTTGTACCTCCTTGAATAGTAAAATTATTTACTAATCCTACCCAACCGCCAACAGCGGGGTAAGATGAGGAAACATTATTAGTTGTTGATGAGCTTCCGGATACTTTATAATTTAAGATTTCATTATCAACTGATGAAGTTGTATCTGTTGGTATAATAGTATATAAATAATAATCAGGGTATTCTGATATAGATACAGCAGGGTAATCTATTGGATTAATATAATCCGAAAATAACATTCTTATATTAGTAATGTTTTGAAGTTGATTGGTTTGGTCTACTCCATTAGCATCAAATCTTGATACTTTGATATATTTAACTCCTTTGGTATATGATGTTGTTATTGCCATTATAAAAATTTAATTATGGGATAAAAGGTACTGGGTCAAATTTGTATGGATTTTGGATAAAAATATTACCAAAATCACTACCTGAATCCCAATAAATATATATTTCGCCTGAATTTGGGGATGTATTTTGGTTTAAAAATAATGATTGAGCATTACCTGATCCTCCTAAATCTGTTGATTTATAAAATGTAATATTATAAGGAGTATTAACCGTACTAGCACGTAGATAAGGTAAACAATCGGGATCGGTTAGATTGCCAAACTTATCTGTAACTATAGTTGAACCACTTAATTCACCATTAAAAAATTCACTTTTATCATCATGTAATGTTGTTACAAAACCAAGTAAACTTGGAGTTGTAATATCATAACTTTGAGTAATATTTACAAAAAGATCTGTTGAAGCTGTACCTGGAAACTCAGGCATTACTCCTCCTTGTCCACCTACAGCTGATTCAATTGGAAAAGATTCATACTGAGTAGATGAAGTAAATATTCTTTGACCATTTAATATTCCCGGGATTCCTCTTATTGAAGCGGTAATTGTAATATCTTCAACAGCATTTGGTGAACTCCAATATATGCTTGGGGTACTACCACTACCGTAAACGGATTGGGTAGTATTAATGTTCATCTGAGGTTGAGGATATCTATTTCTTTCTAATAAATGTTGTTTTATAACAACCCCAGATGCTAAACCAGTATGAGCTGGAATCCAATCTTGGATCATTTTAAATAAAGAATTATCAAAGAATTTGATAAGTTTTACATAATCCCAAATATTATAGTTGTGAGTATATTTTTCAAAATAATAATCTCTTAAAGCATCTAATGATGGGTAGTGAGTATTACGTGATGGTACTTCTCTAGGATCACCTATTAGTTCACCTATATTGAAATATCCAATTTGATTATTTATATCTTCATTTATTTCATTTTGAGGTGAAAATGCTACTTCAAGATAATCAACATTTGCTGTGTACGAACTACTTGCAGGTACTGTTTGTTGAACTGAAATAAAAGGTGATAATACTTTATTATTAGGAATATTTGTATAACTTGTATTACTACTTGTAAAGGGTAATACTATATTTTTGTTTTGAATCTTTTGAGAAACAGCATCCTGAATGCCTGCTGGTACTTGGTCATAAAAATGAGTTTCAACATTAGTTGTAAATACATTATTATTATTAATATTAAAACTGTTTCCTGCGGTTGCAAACGAAGCTGTTGTAGTCCAAGAACCTGTTACTTTTGGATGAATAGATACACTTCCTGTATATAATTCTCCACCTAAAGATGCTCTAAAGGCAAGTTCATTTGGTGTTGTGGTAGTTGAAGTTCCTTCAATTGAATCCGAATTCATAACGAAATTCTTAAATGAATCTTCACTTATATTAGTACTATAATATCTAATTTCTTGAATTGAACCTGAAAAAGGGCGATAATCTGTTCCGTTTATTGATACAAAATTATCAGCAGGTAAGAATACAGATTCAGTACGAGTTGCCCAACCTGTTGAATTTCTTATAACAGAAGAAGAAGCAAAGAAACCTATAATATTTCCATCAGCCCCATTATATGGACTATTACCAGCATATAATGTAAATCTATTTGTGCTTGAATTTAAAGTTACAGCTACTGACCACCAATCACCATTAAAGAAAGGTAAATACACACTTGCTGTATCCACATAATTGGTATTTTCAGTATATAGAGTTAAAGTAGCCCATTCGTTATATGGGTTAGGAATTGAACCCTTATATGAACCACTAGTATAACCTGAGCCTGTATAATTTAATACTAATGAAGGAGTATTAGTACCATTAGCTAAAGTCCAAAGAGATTGATTTGGAAAATCTATACCGTATTGTAAACCTGTTGACTTAAATCTAAATTCTAAAGTTTGAGGTCTATTATTATATGAATTCCAAGGTCCTCTTAAAACCCAATCTGTAGTTACTGATGGGTTTTGAAATTCAGTGTCAGGTTTGGTTAAAGCATAATTAAATTCATCTTGCCAATAATCGTAAGTATTTGTATTTTTATCTTTACCACCAAATTCATTTATACGTAAAATAGTATCAGGAATACCATATAACGTAATTAATGCTCTTAAACCTTCAGGAGTACCTTTTTTCTTAAGTAAGTAAGGTAAATTATTATAAATGCGTTTATATGTTTCAGCATTAATATCATATGTAGGCATTAAAGAACCAGTAGCAGAAGCTGTTACATATGTGTTAACATAATCTAAAAACGTTCCTGCTGGTACAGGTAAAGAACCAGTTGTATAAGGTAAATTATATAAACTACCTGAAGGTGTTATACCTAAAAGAGCAGAATATAAATCATCAGTTGAGAAGTTATTTTGGTATATTTTAACACCTAAATCTCTTAAGATATCAGCTACTAAGTCTTTGGATACACCATAATTTAAACGGTTATCCGAATCAAATTTATTTGTAACATCTTTAATATAAACCCAAATACTATCAAAGTTTTGACCAACCATATCAACAAATAAAAAGTATTGACTGTTGCTAGGGTCATCAGTTAAATATGAAGGTATAGCATTTAAAAGACGATTATTATTTTCGTTATCATAATCTTCCGCTACTATAGATCGAGCATTTAAAAACGCTAATCCCGCCACTGAATTTGCTCCAGCATTTATATAAGGGTATGTAGCATTAGTTTTAGGCCAAGCTGTACTTCCTGATTCAAAATAAAGATAATATTCATAACCACTAAATCCAGTTATGATTTCATTTATTTTATTAAACCAAACGTTATTGCTTGCTGATATATAGGTACTAGTAGTACTAGGACCAGCTATACTTGCACTATATTGGTACTGTTGAAGTAGAGTTAGTTTATAGTAAAAATTTTCTAATTGTGTTTGTGCAGAACCAAAAGATACAAACTGAGAGTAATCTGAGTAGTCGATGTTTGTCTCAATTCCTCTTTCAGCTAATAAACTATTAATTTGA